CCTGGCCGCGGCAGTAGCGCCAGATGATGTGATAACAACATCATCACCCGATTGATGAAACGCTCCGGAATCTACAACTTCTTCAATACCAATCAAGCTACCAAATGCTGATGTAATGGTTGCTGTATTACCTAGATCATCGGTAACCGTTTCACCGTCAACAAATGATCCGACTACGTTTTCAACAAGCAGCTCAAATAGCGGATGTCCTAAAACAACAACTTGTGTAACTTTTTGCACACGAGCCGTAGCGCCAGATTGAGTACCAACTATATTTCTACCATCAAAATTTTTTGGTAGAATTGAAAATGGATTACCAACACGAAGAATTGTCTCTTTAACCCAACGACCATCAGATGCTCTTAGAATGTAATCGCCAGGATAGATAATCTCAATCTGTTTATTGAATAATGCATAGAATAGAAAGTCATATGAAAATTTTGACCCTCTTGTTCTATAAAAATCTCTAATATGCTTTACCAACAATCTCTTGTCGGCTAGCACATCTTTTGGTATATTCAACATAAATTCTTTGCGGAAATATTCCACAAAAGAATCCAATGTACGATCAATATCTTGATATTCAACTAGACTGCGTGTTACATCTACGGTCTGGCCAGACTGCTCTAGAAATTCATAATATGCTTTTAGAAATGAAACAAAGCGCGGCCCTTCATCGCGAAGAAATGCAGGAAATTGTGCCTCGATAAGAGGTGATATTTTCTTGAAGATTTCTTCGGCGCCTGAAATTGCCATATTAATATATCGTCAGCTGTGAGATTGATGTCGCACCTAATGTAGCACTGTTACCAACTGTGCTAACTGTATCAAGTCGAGCATCAATTGCTCCAGTATTATCATTTATCAGAGTTATCTTGGCACCAGCTATTAATAGAATTTGATTTCTTACTGGTGAGATATTATAATCATCAAGTTCAACTCTAATATCAATTTCACTACTATTTGCAACTGCGGTTGGAGCAAATGCATTCAGAGTTATAAGACCTGTTACATAATCTATGGTTCCAACAGACTTGATATAAGTTCTGGTGCCTTGAGATAAGTAATAAATTCTTACATTACCAAATCCATCATCATCAAAGAATGTTGTTAGGCCATCTGTAGTAAATGCGGTTGATGATACTGCCGTTTGATATCCATCGCTTGGATGAAAAATCATTCGATTGAATGGAATGCGATATGTATTTGATGTTGTTATTGACGGTAGAAACTTTTTCTGAGCTTCAATCTTGCCCGTGCTTGACACAATAGAAGCATCGGCGGTATCGATGCTGCTTAGAAATTTTGAAAATCTAAATCTACCATCAAAGCGATTTAGATTTGTAGATTCATAAGCTATGATCTTATTTGCAATGCGAACCGCAATTTCTGACGGTTGCAATGTCGTAAGAAGCGGATCATATCTTACAATAATTGTCGGTACAATATAAAGATATGTTGGATCAACTATCTCGATATCAATTGACTGTACATTATATGATCGTAAACCAAGTATAACACGTTCTTTACGATTGGTCGATACTAGAGTACCAATCTTAGGCTTGATGGAAGCATAGACTTTACCAAAAATTGGCGGATCATTTTCCTCACCACCCCACACATTTACAGCGGAGAGGTCCGGATTATCACGCAGAATAATTCTCTTATAATCTTCCTTTGTGACAGCGCGGTTTTGCGTTTCATAAAGACGCGGCGCATTAAATTTAATTGACTCGGCCGTTTCTATTTCAGCGCCGCCTTCTGCCCGCTCTACGGCTGTGAGTGTAAAGCTGCTTTGACCACCAACTGTACCAACAGCAGTAAAATTATTTGCACCGTTAGGTCTAATACCATTGCTAACACGATATGATACCGTTACTGTGCTATTAAAAGATGGCTTCTTACCTAGTATATTATCACCAAAGCTGATTTTATAAAGCTTATTGCGATCAGGCTCGACAAAAAATACACGAGAAGTTGAATTTACAGCTTTAAGATCAGAAACTTGTGAGTAGGTTTGCGTATTACCAGCAGTAGTTACACTGACCACAATACTTGAGGTATCAGTATTTGCATTCGGTAATACAAATGAGGTATTGGCCGCAGTAAACAAATAGAGATGTGTTAATGGTGTGCCTTCAGTTATTTGAATATGACCACGGAATCCATTTGTTGAATTTGCATATATCGGATAAGATTGCGGTGTAACAAAGCTATATGATACACCATTTACTGTCGTACGAAACTGTGTATCTTTTGCAATATTAATTGTTCTAAATGTAGAATTGGCAACAGTAGAAAAGCTAATCAATACATTGGCCGTAGCACCGCGAGCAGAGGTTGGTGTATAACCAAGCATCTTAGCTCTTGATACCACATTCTCATAAATCTGCGCCGTATCTAGAAATGATTCATTTGCCGCCATATTTGCATAGAAGGCCATATAATATGTATTATATGCTAGAAGGTCTAGTAGTGTACCTATCGCGGAATCTTCAAAATCAAAATCAGCAAAGTCTGGACGACCTGCTATAAAATTACGCAGATTTAGCCTGATGGTATCAAAGTCTAGACCAGTGACGGTGATTGCGCTGTTTGCAGCCATTAACGTATGGCCTCCAAGGTCAATGAGACGCTAGCTGGTGCTTCTGAATTTCTAGTTGAAAATGATATGTTTATTCTCAGATTATTTGTATCAGGGTCGGCGTCAACACCAACACCGAGTAACTGGGCCCGTTCTTCATAGCTTTCGATAGCATATTCAATATCAGTTTGCACATTCATTTCCAATGATGGATCCATTAGATCAAATAATCTATATCTGATATCAGAACCAAATAAAGGACGAAATGGTCTTTCGCCTTTGTCTGTTAAAACTAATGATTTAACTGCCTGTTTTACAGCATCAGAATTCTTACGCACAATGAGCTTACCGGTAACCGGGTGCATCTTCATATTCAGATCAAAATCTTTATAGATTGGGGTTTTTATAGCACCGGCCATCTAAGCTCTCCATTTATGGCATATTTATTAAGATAATATCATCGAACGCTCTCAGATGACAAAGTTCTAGCATCTATTCTATCTTGCAATTCTTGCATTTGACCGGTTAGCTGTTCTCTAATTTCAGGTGATTGAGTATAAGCTAATTGTAGTCCCAATCTCTGTCTATCGATTCTTAATTGTGCAGTTTCTAATCGAAAATTTAACGCATCTTGTTCAGCTGTGGTAATAGTTGGTGCGGATGATGGTAATGCTGCCAATTCTTCTCTAGCAATTCGAGTTTGAGCAGGTGTTGAACTATTTGGTGAAACTTCAACTGCAGGTGCTGATGGAATTGGTGTTGGTGCAGGTGCAGCTTGCGCTGGTTGATTTGATGGTGGATGTTCAGCTGGTTGTGCGGTCGCAGTAGCAGATGCTTGACATATGCTAATACCAGATAATATATTATTGAGTAGACCATTCAAATCAATATTGGGAAATAATAGCTGTATTCTAAGATATTGTGATAAAAATCCAATTGGGTCATTTATCAGACTTACAAGTGATGCAATTTCTTGTTGAAGTTGGTTTGCTAATTCTTGCACTGGCCCTAAGATATTAGACACAGCCGATGAAATTACTGCTGTTACCTGAGCAGTCATCAATGCTGGTAAATTTTGAACAAATGCCACTATGTCGGTCGCGGTTTGTATTGCACCGTTGATAGCAGTTGTTGCAGAAGTTATGGCCGATCTAACTTCTGATAGAGCAGCGCCAATACCACAACCTGATGATAAAGCCGATTGTGCAGCATTGGTTATTGCTGGATTAGATGTTAGTGCGTTTTGTAATTCCTGAGGTGTTGTCATGGGTTTAGATCAATCCTTGAGCCTTTGACTGTAGTTGGTCCTGGAGAACCAGCAGTAAAAGATGATCTACCAGCAATAGATGCTTCGCCACCAGACCCAATATCAATATCACCTGCTGATACCTGAGTCATTTTACCAAGAGATGCAGTTAATACTGTGCCGTTAATAATATTTGTCACATTACCACCAGCAGTATAATCATGAGTAGATGCATAGTTTTCTGTCACCGTTCCACCAACACCTCTGGTTCTATTACCACCAACAGTCTTAGAATCATTTGCATTGATTTGTGATACTGCTGAACCTAATACCTCAGTTTCTTGATTACCTTCAATCTTAGACGTCATATTACCAACAACATGAAGATGATAATTTCCCAATACTTCATGCACCATATTACCATCAATTCTCACTCGCGCATCACCTTGAATGGTGACACTACATTCACCAAATATCAACACCTTTTTGTCTTTGACTACAATCTCATAATCATCACCAACTATTCTAGTAACTCTTGTACCATCATCCATTATTTCTCTATTGGTACCAGATGCATGATATTCATGAATTCGTCTTGCTCCATCGGTATCATCAATTTCAAAAATATGACCCGATTCAGTTGTGCGTACATGATTGAATGGGTAACGAGGTGGTGTAGTTGTTGCATGTATTTCTGGCTGATTCCAAGTTGGAGTTTCATATACGGGTTCCGCATCATCATATGTTACAGAGGATGTTGCACGAATTGCAGCTTCTGGAATTTCAGTTACTCTACTTGCAATACGATCTCTTGTATTCATATGCCCGATATATTCTTGGCCACCAGCGGCAAGTGCAGATGTATCAGGTGTGCCTTGTGCTAGCGGATATGTACCATTTGGGTCATTAAATCCTTCATTATCAGCTGATGCATCACCGGGAACACCGTGAAAAGTTCCCATGACCATGGGCTGCTGCGCTTTATTACCATCTAGAAAAAAACCGATAACCCAAGAACCTTCCACTAGACCTGTTGGGGAACTACCAATACCACTGGTAGATGCGGATGATGTTGGAACCATAACTTGAGCCCAAGGAAGAGATTCCTTAGGAAGATCGGTTTTATCTGATGTATGCCACCCATAACATCTCACACGAACACGGCCGACACGTAAAGGATCATTACGATCTTCTACAATTCCCATAAACCATGTAAAGCCATTTGTGCCTAACCACTCATCATCACGTACCGGCATATTTTATCTCCCATCAACGGGCTGTGAATAAGAATCCTTGACGCATTCTAATGCAGTACCATAACGTATACCTCTTGGTCCTACACGGTGTGCTAATGCGACTATCAGATATTTACCACCAGAAAACCCGTCTGTTTGTCTGCGTCTAAGTGTGCTCTCACCAGATTGTGGTATTCTAATTTCTATAGTATCACCAACATTCAAATTACTATCACCATGCACAAGAATTTTAGTTACATTTGCTAGAAGCTCTGCCTTTGATGCTGTTTCAGCAGCCAAAAATTCTTGTCGGCGACGAAATACATTTTGTGCATCACCATCTCGCTGTGTCACAAATGGTATAGTACCGCGATAAGAATTTGATACTATAAATTTCTCGCGTGATATTGATGATCCAAATGTTTTTGCCGATTGAGGTGACAATTTTGGATTAGATGATGAGTGATCATATTTTGCAAAATCTTTATTATACAAATATGATGATGATCTAAATCTTTTTGCTACAGGATCTATTGATAAAACTTGAGTACCAAATTGACCCGAAGATACGCCCTCTAGAATATCAAATCCAACATCTTCTTGAATTGATACTACGCGATTTCTCTCAAATGCTTTGTCGCCTTGTATCTTACTATCAAGATAATGAAATACCTTTTTAATTGGCTGACGCATTAGGTATTGAAATGATGCAAAATGATATCCTAAAGAATTTTCAAAGAAAAAATAATTTGATGTACTTCTGATATCTTCAGACTTTGCTTCATCAGAGAGATAATTCATTGCTGTAAATGGACTAACTCGAGGAAAGATAGAATCAAATGAACCCTCTGTCGGTTCTAATGTTGTTAGCTTTTTACCAGATATAGATGCAATATTACCATCAAATATTTTTTTGGCCATATCACCAACATTTAAAGATTCTTGCGAATTAGAAATAATGGTATATTGGTCTCTTAGCATTTCTGGTGAAGTTGCAAAAATATCATAACCATCAGAGCCTGGATTTATTCTTGTCTTACCTGTCATTTTATAAATTTGCATTGATCCACTTATACGATTGGACCCCTTTTCGCTATCCGAGAATGAAAAAGTTATAGTTTCACCACCAATTATTGGTAAAGATGATCTTAAACCAATACCATCAATTATACTTAATGTCATTGATGCTGCTGGTTGATCTAAGCTTTCAAAATAGCTTATCTCAATCACCAGATTGGATATGTCAATAACCTGATCTGTTGTTGTAGATTTTATTGATATACCTTGAATTAGGCCTGTACCAGACCTCTGCTCATATTGTGACATTATCAGTACAGCGATCTAAATGCTTCGAGTATTGATGGAATATAAATTGGTTTGATTACATCGATCGTTCTATTTTTGTCATTTCTTGATATTTCAAAATCATAATTTGTAACAAGTTTACGGTCCGATGGTGAAAGAGAAGTATATGTTGTTTGGTCGACAATCAATGTTCTTTCTGGTATATCTAGAGTTTCACCATCAGGTAAACGAACTGATGATTTACTTTGTATAATTTGCTCATAATGATGTGCTGTAGCCATTGCAGTTGAAATGCTACCATATTTCTTTCTGATAAATTCATTTAATTCATTTTGTCCGCGCGGCCACTCATAATAAGGATCTAATATTTCATTTGGTAAAAGTATTAGCCAATCTAAATTGGATTCGCCATAAAATTCATAAGCAACATTGTCTGGTCGTTGTCCTTCAATAATATCATAACGATAAAAATCGATTAGTGAGTTACGATAGAAATCGCGTAATACAAATCTTTTGGTGACGTCAGTTGCCAAAAGAGAGTTTTGCATTTCTGGTAGTTTATACTGTAGAGTTGGAAAATTAGAGAAATATTGTGTCATCTAAAATTCTCGTCTACCTGTTCTTTAGTAACAATATCGGTTTCTTTAAATGTCATCGATATCGTTATTGATGCCGGATGTGCTACACTTGGACTAGAAAGAGATCGTACATATGCAGGATAATTCTGCGGATGATAATCAACCGTAAATCCTGTAATTACAGATTCGCCTATACTAAACAATACCTTTTTATTATTAAATACAATCTCAAATACGTCAGGATATTCAAAAAATGCTCTCGATGTTGCAGCAGCTTGATTGGTAATTTCTTGAGCGCCGTTTGCTGTTACACCAGGTAAAGATGAGACCGCTGTTCTAAGTGCGTCTATTCCACCACCAACACCATATTTGGGTAGCATATGACGTTTAAATGCAGTTATGATTTTTTGAATAGCAGTTGCTTCGCGAATATTTTTCGGTGTTAATTTAAAACTAAATTGATGTTCTCTAAAATTAACACCATTAAATTGTAATACTTTTTGAGGATTGCGGGTAAAACCAAAAACATTACCGATACCTGTCGTTGCAGAAGTAGGAAGTCTATCTAATAAACCACCTACAATGGCGCCTCCTGCAGCCCCACCACCTATTTGCTGAGCTAGTGCTTGAGCACCTTCTACATATCTACCATTTCGAAAATTTTCATTTGCCTGTTCAGTATTAATATTAGCAGCACCTGTTGATGCGACTTCACCTATATTGCTAATAGATTCATCCGCATATGATGCATTATATGAAGTATTTAATTGATCAGGCATAGGTAGTGTTATACTCATCAATTTTCTTTTTGCCCGACCCTGACGATTTGATACTAAAGGTTCATCAGAGTTTATTGTTGATGTTCTAGTCACACTTTCAAATTTTAAAGCAGTAAATGTCACATAATGATAAATTGTCTGATAATTTTCAGGAAAATATAAACTATTTGCACCTGAAATACGATTAGCTCGACGCAGCAGAGCAGCAGCATTCGGACCAATTTGATTTTGAACGTTGTTTATTTCTTCGTTTGTAAATTGCGACATGGCGTCCTTACCATTTTAAACACTTTTATTTATACCATACATAAGAACATGGCATACAAAGGTCGGTATCAACCTAAAAGACCTGAAAAATATAGAGGTGATCCTACAAATATAGTTTATAGGTCGCTATGGGAACGTCGTGTCATGGTAGAATTTGATACCAATGATAGTGTATTAGAATGGGCCTCTGAAGAAATAAAAATACCTTACATTTCACCGATTGACGGTAGGTGGCATAGGTATTTCCCCGATTTTGTAGTCAAGATGAAAGATCGTGATGGTAAAATTTTGATTAAGATAATTGAAATAAAACCATTTGCTCAAACAATGGCCCCGGCGCCACATCAAACAGGCAAAAAACCCACTCGTAAATATATTACTGAGGTTGCCATATATGGGATAAATAGCGCAAAGTGGAAAGCTGCCCGAGAATTTTGTAAAGACCGTGGGTGGGAATTTGTTATTATCACGGAAAGGGAGCTTAAGCTCAAATAATGGTAAACTACGTCTTTGACAATCTATTGACACAGGGAGAAAAGCAAGGACAGCTGCCTAATCGCACGGTAGAATCAAGAAATTGGTTTCGTGCTCAAGCCAGCAAAATTGCTATGAGCCCAAATGCACTTATGATGCAAGATCGTAGTGCAATGGTATCTGTGCCGATGATTGGTCAGCTATATTTGTTTGCATATGACCCAAAGACAAAAGAAAAACTTCCATATTATGATAGATATCCTCTTGTCTTTCCGTTTGATAGCACACGCACTGGCGGCCGCGCTGGAGGCTCATCGGCCTCGCAGGGGTTTATGGGTTTAAATATGCATTATCTACCGCTTCGATTACGAGCAAGATTGATGGATGCATTATATACGGTAATTAGTGATGAAAAATATGATGAGCGAACACACCTACAAATATCATATAAACTATTAAGCTCAGTTTCACGGTATCGCTTTTATAAGCCGTGTATCAAACAATATCTCTTTTCGCATGTTCGAACAAGATATTTTCGTATAGATCCAAAATCGTGGGATATAGCACTATTCATGCCGCTTGAAAGATTTGCAGGCGCGAGTGTATCATCTGTCCATCGCGATGCCTATTCAAAGGTGCAATAATGGCAAACCGTAGATTTAATATTAATGAATTTACCGCCGAAGTTAATAAGAGAGGTATTGGTAAACCAAATTACTTCTCGGTGATGATATCTCTACCGTCAAGACTGGGTGGATTTTTCAATACATCATTTCTTCCGCTTAGAATTGAGCGAGCATCACTACCCGCACGTAGCTTAGATACCATTGTGCAAAGATATCATGGCCCGGAAAGAATGATTCCGTATGCCTTTAGCTATCAGCCAATGACATTGCAGGTATTACTCAGCGAAAATATGATTGAGCGTGAGATTTTTATGGCATGGCAGGATATGGCTGTGTCTGCTGGTGGCCTTGCAAGCTATAGGCGTGGTGGTGGTAAGGCACCAAAGCAAGGTGGGTTTGATTCCACCTATTATGATGAGATGATTGGTGGTGTGGAAATCATGCAATTTGCTGAATCACCTAAATTTCAAAATCCATCTGCGATAAGTATCGCATCATCATTCATTAGGGGTGATACTCAATCACTAATCAATGATGTTATTGATGCATTCAATCCACTTAATCGAAATGAATTTGAATCAAGAAATGATAGAGTGATTTTTCCGCAATACAAAATCAGATTAGAAGAAGCATATCCGATAGCGATCAATGATGTTGATCTTGACTGGTCGGCCGATGGTGCCGCTAAGATGACTGTGCAAATGCGTTACTTTATCTCGACAGAAAAACATCCTGATGCGCTGCCATTTGAGAATCTATATGGTCTTGAATCTCTGCTTCGCGGTGCGGTCAATGCTCTTGATAGATTTTCGCCACTTGTATCCCTATTTGCTAGACAGGGTCTGGGTGGTGGAATTCGTGGCCTTACCCAGCAAACTGGAGTAATATTCAGAAACAGTGCGACGGCGCAACGGGGCGCCCTATTTTAACGTGAGGAGTTAATTATGCCTTTACCTAAGATTGCTGTACCTACCTTTTCGGTGATTTTGCCATCTGATAAAAGAGAAATTGTCTTCCGACCATTTGTGGTTAAGGAAGAAAAGACACTTCTGATTGCAATGGAATCTAAAGATTCTGATCATATGCAACGTGCAATGTTTGATGTCATTTCAAGCTGCATATTGACAGAAGGATTTGATATCACAAAGATTCCATCATTTGATGTTGAATATCTGTTTCTTCAAATTCGTGCCAAATCGGCAGGCGAAAAGGTTACACTAAGCTACAGACATGTTGATGGTGTCAACTACAAGGGTGAAGCTTGTGATGCCGTGACAAAGGTTGAGATTGATCTTGATGCTATTCAGGTTGAATTCGATCCTAATCATAGAATGACTGTGCCGCTAACCGACAAGCTTATTCTAAAGATGAAATATCCAACTCTTGCGGATATTAAGGCCACATTGTCATCTGAAAAGTCAGATGAAATTGATATGATATCAAAATGCATTGAATGTGTTTATGATGATGAAGAAGTTTATGAACCTGAGAATGAAGAAGAAATTAAAAACTTCATTGGGTCTCTTAGCAATAAGCAATTTATAGAAATTATGAAATTTTTTGAGACCATGCCAAAGCTACAACATACAGTCACATATAAGTGCGCCGGCTGCGGCCAAGAAGATACCATCACATTAAAAGGACTCGCTGATTTTTTTTGATAGCCCTCTCTCATAATACACTGGGTAATTATTATTCATTGAATTTTTCTCTCATGCAGCACCACAAGTATAGTCTGACTGAGATAGAAAATATGATACCTTGGGAGAGGGACTTATATGTTAAGATGTTGATAGACTATATCGAAAAAGAAAAGGCTAAAAGAGAAAATTAATGGCATCACTAATGGAAGCTACAGAAAGATACCTATCTCGGGATAACCGAGCGGTAAATGCTGTCGCAAGTGTTGTAACTTCCATAATGACGCCCCCGCAATCTGGTAGCATGACTCGATCATCTGGTATGACTTCACCAGTGGCTCAGGTAACTAGTACATTTAGAAGCATGATAAACTCGCTTCGTGGTATAAACAATGAAAAAAATAAACAGAGAGAATTATTAATTCGGGTACGCCGCTCGGCTGATGAAGATCGCAGAGAACAAGGTATGCCAATTCGTGATATGCCTGAACAAGCACCAGAAGAAAGAGAGAACACTTCAATTCTTGATGGTATATTACGTGCAATATCACTAGTTTTGAAGAAAATATTTTCTGCCATAAAAACAATTCTAACTTTTTTGACATCAATGATTGGTAGAATTGTTGCATCGGTATTGAGAACTGGTATGAGAGTAATAACTAGTGCTGTACGGGGATTACTAGCAGGTATAGCAAGTATAATGCGTAATCCTAGACTTAGATTACTGGCTGCTGGTGCAACTGCGGCCGCAGGAATTGCTGCCTATATTTTTGGTCGAGGTGATGAACCAGAACCAACTGGTGTACCTGGGCAAGCACCTAGTGCACCACCGGGTTCATCGCAAAGAATACCTGAAGGCGCGCCGGCCGGCGGAGCACCTATACCTTCAAATTCAAGCTTACCAATAGATTATGCGGCATATGCTCAACGAATTGGACAAAGAGAAAGTAATTCAAATTATCAAGCAGTTAATACTATAGGATTTCTTGGAAAATATCAATTTGGTTATATGGCACTAATAGATATGGGTCTTGTTAGACGAGGAGTTACATCTAATAGACAATTAGATAATCCATCAAATTGGACGATTGAAGGTGGAAAGCAAGCTTTCTTAAATAATCCACAATTACAAGAAGATACAATGGTTAGATATACTAATCAGAATTTTCGTGCTTTAAATCGCTTAGGTGTGATTAATGCTGAAAGTTCAAATGAGCAAATTGCGGGTTTTCTAGCTGCTGCACACTTACTTGGTCCCGGTGGGGCAAGAAATCTCGCTCAGGGTAGAGATGGTGCAGATGCATATGGTACATCAGGTGCATCTTATTATAGATTGGGTGCGGCAACACAAACTGCTGGTGCTACGCCGCAACCATCACCAACACAAGCTAGATCACAAGTTGCATTTGCTCCTGGTCAACAAAGACCACCAACAATGGTGGCAGCAGCACCAGCAGCAGCAGCGCCAACAACAGCAGCGCCAGGTCAACCAGTGCCAGGTCAACCAGCGCCAGATCAATCGGCGCCAATAACTTCACCTGAGGCCGTTGCATCAATGCCCACATCAGGAATGGGTGCAACTGAGACAATAACACAAGTTCAACCTATAATCATCCGCGAAAGGGTAGAAGCATAATGCCCAGTCTAGCAGATGTTGCCCAGCAGATGGGCCCCTCGATAACATATAATGAAAGAACCAATCGCTTTCATGATATGGAACAAAACTATCGAATGGTTAGCACCAGAGGGGTTGTAGCAGGTAGTCCAGCTAGAGCCGACGGCCGAGCATCTTCAGGTTATGTAACCCAAGAATCATTCAATTCATTTAGATCAGAAATATATCTTTATATAAGCAAAGTCGCATCTTTTACCAGAGAAGCTTTGGTAGAAATGCAGAAAACAATGGCAGGTGAACAAAAAGATACCGAATCTCTAAGAAACGATGAACAAAGGGCTGCTGAAGAAAGGCGAGAGCGTAGACGAGAATTAGTGCGCGGTGCTTTAACCAGAGTATCATCTGGTATCAGACGAGCTACAGGAATGGGCCCGCTCGGTGTATTATTTACAGGACTTTTTGCAAGTCTTACCGCCGTATTAGCGAATATTGATATTGAAAAATTGAGAGAAACATTTAATAGTATTGGTGCAGTTTTTGATACAGTCAAAGAATTTTTCGACAAATTAAAAGAATATTCTAATATTATACTTGCAATAGGTGCAGCTTTAGCAGCGATGGTTTTAGCTAATATGTTGGATAGAACACCAAGATTAAGACCGCCAGGCGGAAGACCGCCAGGCGGTGGCGGTCCTGCCAAGCCTCCAGGTGGCGGCACCGGTCCTGCCAAGCCTCCAGGTGCTGGTTCTGCACCTATTGCAGAGACGGACAAATCGGGTAGAACAAAATTTAGAGATCCTAACACGGGAAGATATACAAAAGCCCAGCCCGGACCAAACGTTCCGCCGGACCCAAAGCCGCCCGCGCCACGTACACCAGGTTCACCAACTTCTGCTCCGCCAGCGGATCGGCCAGGTGCACCAGAACCCACAAATAAACCTACAGGTAATCGTGTGGGAAGGGCCGCCCGACTCTTTGCCCGCTTATCTGGCCCACTCGCTGTAGCATTTGAGGCGATCAGCGCGAGAGAACAAATTATTGAACTCTCTGAGAAAAGAGACAAAGAAGAAATAGATGACGAAGCATATAAAAAAGGAGTAATTGATGTTGTGGCAGGAGCTCTTGGAGCTATCGGCGGCGGCGTTGCAGGTGCTGCCTTAGGTGCAGCTATCGGTTCTATTGTACCCGGCGTTGGAACTGCTATAGGCGGGATTATAGGTGGTCTATATGGAGCAATTCGAGGTGCTGAAGCTGGTCAATGGTTTGTAAGCACTGGGATTGGCGAACAATTGGCCAGTGTATTATATGATACATTTTTTACAGAAAGTCCAACAAATCAACCAGCAGCCGAGCTTATGGGTAGATTAGCGCGACTTAGAAATGAAAGGCGCCAAAGAATATTAGATGATGATGAAATGATGAATACTACACAACAAGCGGTCGATGAGGGTAGAATAACGCGAGTTCAGGCCGACCAGATAAATGAGATTGGATCACAAGCTGGAACTGTTCGGAGAGCAGGTGATATTGAGGCTGCGATTGAAGCGATTTCAGCATCTGGCCTTGAAGGTGCAAATTCGAGACTAATTGCTGGCCGAGAAGACCGCACCGGTAGAGTAATAGTTTTACCGCCAATATATCAAGAATCGATAAAACCTAATACTAGACAAAATCAGCCCGCACCACCACCAGCAGGCAATCCACCACGCATTCAGACTAGAAATTCTGATAACACTCTTGGAGATGCTTATAATGGTGCGGGTTTTATGACCGCAGCTTTTTAGTCGTCCTGAGCAAGACGCTCAAAAAGACCAATATCTGAGTCATCTTCCCAAGGTGCGCGAGAAGTCGCGGCCTTAGGAGCTTCAGCAGCGCGAGTCCGAGTCTCCGCGCTCG